GTCGGTGTGATGCATCAACTCCGGATGATCTTCAGCCTTCACAGGCTCCCAACCTTCACGGAATTTTGCGGAAGTATTTTGTGGGTCAGCGACCCCCATCGTACTGGTCCGGATATATCTAAAGACCCAACCCGGCTGCGGCGTTGGTGCCGGTAGCGTCTGAGGCGGGGTCCATACTTTGCTGCGCTGCGTCGATTCTCTATTTTCGACTTCACGATCAAGACGATTATTAACCATTGTCGTTCTCCAGTTTCATAAGCTCGCGTGCGTACTGTTCGTTGCTCAGACCTAATTTCTTAGCGATAGCAACTTGAGTCGGTGTCAGGCGTACCTGACGAGGTGCGGTTGACCGCGTTACCGGAGCCACCACATTGGCCTGTTTGGTGCGAGCGGGCTTTTCAGCCTCCCTCGTTTGAGTCGGCTTTTCCTCTTCTACTTCCGCATCGAAGTAATCAGGGAATCGCTTCCTCATCGTCGAGTCGATCTGGCGATAATAATCATCGCTTCGCAAATCTACTCCGGACCTTTCCAACTTTGCGTGCAGTCCCAGAGCGAGGGCGGTCATTTCCTCGTCTACACCAAACCAAGAGTTTTTCTGCTTCCACGCTTCGGCTTTTGGGTCGATTGTGGGCGCAGCAACCTGTGGTGCCTGAGCCTGTTGAGATGGTTGTACACCCGATTCTTGGGTTTGTAAAGTAGGCTGAAATCTAGCGTACTGCTGCAGCTTAATCTTGGCGTCCGTCATGGACTCTTGAGCTTCAGCAATCTTTTCAGCGTCACCCGATTCGTAGGCTTGTTTTAGGCGCTCTTTAGCAACAGCCAAATCAGTATTTGCTGCCTTGGTAACTTCTTGGATATAAGCTTTTTCGCCTACGCCAAGACGCTGCTTCAGCCGTTTATTTTCCTCAAACTGAGCTTGAGCAAACTTAATAGCCTCCTGCTTTTCGCGGGCCTCGGCTTCCTTGGCACGGCGTTCGTCGTGCCAAACCTTTTTCATCTGGGAAAGACGCTTTTTAACCTTATCGGAGTATTCCTCAAGGTCATCTTTCTCAAGTTCGTCCACTACCTCTTTGGGCAGCGGCTTACGACCCCGATCCTCTGGCGGGGTATCGTCGATAATCTCGACTTTAAAATCGTCGTCGTTTTCCTTCTTTTCTGCTTCAGCAGCAGCTTTTTCCTGCTCTATTTCATCAGGAAACTTATACTCTTCTTTATCAGCCATAATAATCTCTCCTTATGCGCGACGGATTCCACGGGGGTCTTCGACCACCGCTTCTACCGTGTCGTCGTTAATGATGCGGAACTCCCGTCCGTGGATAACCACGCGGGTGCCGGAATAGGGTCGAGTCAAGACAAAATCGCCTTCCTTGCACCATGCTCCGGTGGGGAATCGCTCTTTGTCCTTGTAGCAAAGGTCGCCCATCTTGATGACGAACAGCACGACCGTGGTCTGCTCTTCGACTCGTCGGGTGTCCTCGGCTTTGACAATCCCACCCTCAAACTCCTCTTCCACGTGCGGCACGGCACACAGAATTCGGTAGCCTTTCGGCTCCGGCAGGAGTTTGGCTTTAGCAGCCTCCTCCTGTGTCTTCTCAACGTCGATGTTACTCATTCTTCGTCAATCCTCTTTGCAAGGTCTTTGATGTGATTCTTTGCAAGGTCGAGACCCTGTAACGCCCCGCAAAGTCGTTTGTACTCACCTTCATCCAACTTTCCTTGGATCAAGGTTTCAACGATCAACATGCGCTCTTCTTGGAGTTTTGAGTCCAAGTATTCCAGAGCGTTTGAGTAAGACATTTATCACTCCTTCTTTGCACCTTTCGGCGGTTGTGGTGCTGGCCGCATGGCAGCACTTCTTGATTTGGCGATATCGATTCCCATCCGCACTCCTTCTGCCTGCTGCTTGGCAGACAAACTCGTTTTGTGCTTTTGGATATCTACGCCAAGTCGCGCAGCATCAAGCTGCGTTCTGTTGGTAATTTCCTGTCTACGAATCTCAAGTTCGTCTTCTTTAGTTGCAGCAAGGATTTGCATCTCCTGCTGTTTGCGCTGCAGTTCAGCTTGTCTAAGCTGCGCTTCAAGTTGCAGTTCAGCCTGTTTGGTCTGAGCCTCAAGCTGAATCTGTTGTTGTTTAATCTGAAGTTCTTGGGCACGAAGCTGAAGTTCTTGCTGCTGCATCTGCAACACAGGATCTTGTGCCTGCTGCTGCGCCTGCTGCATCTGAGCTTCTTGCATATCTTTCTGCAGCAATTTGGAAGCCGCAGTTGCCGCAAGACGCGAGACCTGAATCTCAACTTCTTTCGGCAGATAGTTCTCGTCTTTCTCTTCATCTGGCATCGGCGGCAGCGCCGCGCCAAGCTGCTTCTCAATTTCCTTGCGATATTGAAATGCCACGTGTTCCATAATGTGCGCGGCAGAAGCAGCCATGATCTCGTTGGCCTTGGGGTTTTGCCCAACGATCATGCGTATCTTTGGGTCTTGCATCGCAGCCATGTGAACCTGCAGATGCGCCTCGTGATCCTGATACATAAACGCCTTAACAGGCTTGGAGTTCATGATGTCCATGTTCTCCGTTATGGGATCAACGGGCTTCATGTCCTCCTTATTCGGCACGATTTTGCTAGCGTTTCTGACGCCAAGCGTTTCAATCATCTGCCGATGGAGATAAGGCATGTCATAAATATCAGGAGCCTGCTGCGCCAACTGCAACACTGCTTGGTACTGCACGATCTTCTGCGACATCGTGGCCGCGTTCGGATCGCTGACCGGTATGACATCGACATCATCGTAGTCAGTCTTCTTGGCTTTGCGGCTACCAACTTCCGGTTCGTACGAATACTCATCCGGTGTGTTGTCACGAATGATTGCAGCAAGGAGTTTGAACTCTTGCTTCATCGCGTAGTAGATGCGGGCCTGCACAGCCGACATCACCTTGAGGACACGCTCCAGAATCGCCAGCGTGGTACCGACTGGCGCTTGATTCGACATGTCGCTGATCTTGAGATCAGACACCGCAGCAAAGCGGCGTCCTTCTTCAATGATCTTGTCGAGAAGAAGCGAAAGAGTCTGCGAAGGTTCCTTATACGGCAGCGGCAGGATGTTGTCCCGCACCGCGCCACTTGGAACGTCTACATCTCGCCATTCTCCGGGTGCAATCGGCGTATCATCTCCCTTAATTCGTAGTCCTCTTGATTTGAGTCCTCCGGGGAGATTACTGAGGGTTCCTGCATCGACCAGTTGGCGAAGGAGGGACGTTGCAGCTTTACTGTGTCCCCCGATAAGGTGAATAAGGCCGAAGTAGTAAAATCCAAATCCCGGTATGTACCCGTAGTGGACGAAGTGCTGCCTTTTCGCTTTGAGTTTGTCGTCCTCATGCCAATTTCTCCTGATCGCTAAAACTGTCCCCGTACCCTTTTCAATCGTCACCACGTAGGGCAACGCAATACCTGTCTCGTTATTATCTTTATCGACATCGGGATAACCCGGCAGGTCGATGTTTACGTGCATCTCAAGAAGCTGAAACCGATTGTCCATCGATGCGCTGAAGCCTTGATCTTCAGCCTTCTGCTTCTCCACCTCGTCCATGACGCGAACCGGATCACCCAGATCAATATCTCGGTAGAATCCTGCGTACTGCAACTTGACGAGTTCGTTCTTCGTCTTACGCATGCGATGCGTAACACGCTCTGCCGTCTCAAGATTTGCCGCACCGTATGGCACGATGATGTCTTCAGCCGGGATATAGACCGCAGTCTGCCGATCTAACGAAGGATCAAAGTACACCTTTTTGAAGGCGTTACCCGCCAAGGCCATGCTGAGCAGCATCCGCTCATGCTCTGGGCGGTACTCCTTCATCACCTCGGTCAGTTGGTAATTCATGTCATCAGCGACACGAATCGAAGCGTCTTTCTTTTCTTGCGTTTCTTTACCGACAATCTTGGTCTTGACCGGCCCCATCGCGGGGAAGGTCTCCATGATCGTTTCAGACTGGAACTTGACCGCCGACTCCATCAGGAGCGGGTGAAACACACCACACGCACCCGGCCACGGTTCAGTACGCTCTTCGTACCGGAT